CGACACGATGTACGTGACCGACTGCTACAGGCGAAGTGAGCCCGGCATCGCTGGCCATTCCATGGCCGTCAGGGCCCGCGGCGACTGGGTGCCCATTGCTTGGCCGCACGACGGCCTGCAGCGCGACAAGGGCGGCAGCGGTGAGCAGTTGGCCAAGCAGTACAAGGACCAAGGGCTCAACATGCTTTCCAACCGGGCCACCTTCGAGGACGGAAGCAACGGGGTTGAGGCCGGCCTGTCAGAGATGCTCACACGCATGCAGACCATGCGCCTTCGCGTGTTCGCGCATTTGGAGGACTGGTTTGAGGAGTTCCGGCTCTACCACCGCAAGGACGGTATGGTCGTCAAGATCAGCGACGACTTGATGTCGGCGACCAGATACGCAATGATGTCTCGCCGCTTTGCCAAGACACAGGAAGAAGCCGAAGGGCGAATGCGCAACGCGCGCTTGGCACCTACTTTGAATTTCAACGTATTCGACCCAGTCACAGGTTATTAACCAAGGAAACCAACATGGCCACAATCACCGCTACCCTCGACCGCAACGCCAGCGCTGGCGCGATCATCGTCACTTGGGCCTCGATGGGCACGGCTGATACCGGGACATCCTTTTTGGTCCCAAGCGCATCCAACCTCACGCTACAGCACAGCGGAACTTTTGGCGGGGCTACGATCGTGCTGCAGGGCTCAAACGACGGGACCAATTGGGCCACATTGACTCAGACTGGCGGCTCAAACGTCGCCATGTCTTACACGACCGCGGGGGTCCATTGCCCGGTAGAGATGCCGGTCTACGTTCGGCCCGTGACCAGTGGCGGAACCGGCACTGTGGTTGACGCCATTCTGGTGTGCCGCTCGGTTTACCAGAAAATGGGTTACTAAACCATGCACAACCAACCTCCACAAATCGAGGTCGAGGTCGAAGAAGACCCCGAAGAGCAGCAGCGGAAGAAGGCAGAAAAGCTGCAGTCTTTCGGTTCTTCTCTCAGCGGTCAGCGTGACGAATGGATTCGTTCGCGCAGTTCCTACGGAGTTGACAAGCGCTGGATCGAAGACGAAGACCAGTACAACGGCAAGGACAACGTCAACAAGGCAGCCAGCCAGATGATGACCAGCGTGGAGCAGGGATACCCTGTAACCACGCAGGGGGCCAAGCCACACCGCTCGACGGTGTTCATCGGCATGACTCGACAGAAGACCAATGCGGCCGAGGCTCGACTTGCAGACATCTTGCTGCCGACAGACGACCGAAACTGGGGCATCCAGCCCACGCCAAACCCAGAGTTGATGGGCATGAGCAAGGACAACCAAGCGGCCATGGACCAACAGGGTCAGCCGGTCATGGGCGAGGACGGGCAGCCGGCCCGAGTTCGTGACGTTGTCAAAGCGGTTTTGGAGATGGCCAACAAGAAGGCCAAGGCCATGGAGACCGAGATCGAGGACCAGTTGGTTGAGTGCGGGTACAACGGCGAGTTGCGCAAGGTGATTCACGACTCTGCTGTGCTTGGCACCGGGGTAATCAAAGGGCCGATCGTCACCAACCGCACACGCAAGGCTTGGCAGCCAGTCACCGACCAAGAGGGCCAGACAGTCCATCAGGTTGAGATCGTTCAGGAGATCAGCCCAGCATCGTTCAGGGTTGACCCACGCAACGTCTGGCCAGACCCGGGTTGCGGAGAGAACATTCACAACGGCAAGGGAATCTACGAGCGAGAGCAGGTCACCTCTAAGCAGATCCGCGACCTTGCCAAGCAGCCCGGCTTTCTCAAGCCACAACTGCGCAAGGTGCTTGAAGAGGGGCCTAAGCAGTCAGCCACTTTGCGTGAGATGACAGACGAAGACCAGCGAGACATGGCCCGCTTGACTTACGAGATGTGGACATACTGGGGCGAGGTGGACCACGACGACCTTGAGGCCGCTGGCGTTAAAAGGGGAGACAAGGACGAGCTTCGCAGCACCAGCGCTTGCGTGGTCATGATCAACAACACCGTGGTCAAGGCTTTCCTAAACCCATTGGACGGCGGCGATTTGCCATACGACTTCTTTATCTGGGAGAAGGTTGCGGGCAGTTGCTGGGGATACGGCATCCCATACCTGATGCGTTCTCAGCAGAAGGTCTTGAACGCGGCTTGGCGTCAGATGATGGACAACGCTGGCGTGTCCAGCGGTCCACAGATCGTCATCAAGCCCGGCGCCATTCAGCCGGCGGACAAGCAATGGCAATTGTCAGCTCGCAAGATTTGGTACGCCACAGACGACATTGACGACGTGCGCAAAGCCTTCAGCACTTTTGAGTTCAACAGCCACCAAGCCGAGTTGGCCGGCATCATTAAGATGGCCACAGAGCTGGCAGACGCCGAGACCGGCGTGCCCACTATCATGCAAGGCGAGAAGGGCGCCGCCCCTGACACAGTCGGCGGCATGCAAATGCTGATGAACAGCGCGAACGTGGTTTTGCGAAGGCTTGTTAAACAGTTTGACGACATGGCCACCAAGCCACACATCCGTCGGTACTACGACTACAACATGATGTACAACGAGGACGAAGAGATCAAGGGCGATTTCACAATCGACGCCCGCGGCTCGAGCGCCTTGGTGGTCCGTGACATTCAGAACCAGTCGTTCCTGAACCTGCTTGCCGCCGGGGCCAACCCGATCTACGGCATGTACCTTGACACGCAGAAGCTGTTTGAGAAAGCTCTGCAGGCCCAGCACATTGACCCGGCAGAAGTGTTCAAGCCGGAGGAAGAGATCGAGCAGATCAAAGAAGCCCAAAAGCAGGCAGCCAGTCAAGGCCCACCGCCAGACCCGGCTATGGCCGTGGCTCAGCTTCGCGCTCAGGCAGAGATGCAGCAAGTCCAAGCCCGAAGCCAAAGCGACCTGCAAGAGCTTCAGGTGCGTCAAAGCATCGCTGCTCAAGAGGCCGACATGCAGATCATGCAGTTGCAGATGACACGCGAGATTGAGATGCTGAAGCTGTCCAACACTCAGAACATCAGCCTCGAGAAAATCAAAGCCCAGTTGGCCGACACAGCGATGAAGGAGCGCAGCCGCAAAGAACTGTTTGCCGCTGAGCGCGATCTGGCTCTCAAGACTGGCTCAGGAATTTAAGGAGAACCCATTATGGCTAACGAAAATGAGAAGCCGGAATCGCGCGCATTGGTGGAAAAACTTACTGGCAACACCATTGACAAATATTTTTACGACAAATCAAATCCGGATTACGCAACAAACCAAGCGGCGCTAAAACGGGTAAGTGCTGCTTTATACGGCAACGTCGGGGCCAACCCGGATACCCGCGACTGGAAAGCTATCAACAGCGCGGCAGACCCAGTTAAGGCCGCAGAAGATGCGCTCAAAATCATGTACAGCAACAAGGATTACATGGCCGCGGCTGCTACGGCAAATCTAAAAAAAGGATACCTGCCGGAACAATCCGACCAAACTTTCAAACAAATGGAGTCTAGGGTGGGGTCGACCTATGATCCTAACTGGTCAAAGGGAACAAAGTTTGAGGGGAAGGTTAACACTGACAAGTTTTTGGCCGACATCAACAACCGGGGGCAAGCAGCGTTTGACGCATACTGGGCGCAATGGGGCGGCAACCCGCGTGAAACTGGCGGCGGCACAGGCGGCGGCGGCGGAGGCACAGGCGGCGGAGGCACAGGCGGCGGAGGCACAGGCGGCGGAGGCACAGGCGGTAGCACTGGCGCCCTCACCGGAACAGCCGGTACGACGGTTGGTAAGGTCACCGGAACAGCCGGTACGACGGTTGGTAAGGTCACCGGACTCGCCACCGTAACGCCCGGCAAGGTCTCTGGAACAGCCGGCTTAACGGCTGGTAAGGTTGGCGCCACTACAGGCACGGGTTCCACAGGCATTACGCCCGGCACCAATGCAAGCAGCACAGTGCAAACCGCGCCGACGCAACTTAACACGCCGGTATCGACCATGCCTGTAGGGCTGATTACCGGGGCCAATACGCTCACTTCCATCCCCGGGACGTTTAGCATAGGTAACACCGAAACAGGCAATGTCAATTCTGGGGGCTTGATTACAGGGGCGCAACAGCAACTGTTTACCAAAAATGCGCAGGCTGGTCTGCCCACAGGTGTTACCTCAAAGATTGGGGTTTTGGGCAACAACACTGGCGGCCCCAGCATTGAGCCTTACAACCCTTTCAAATTTACCTTTAACGCGGCAACTGCTGGGACGGGAAACACACAAGACTACTACAACCCCTCGACTGGCCAGCGCTATACGGCTCCTCCCGGCTACACCCCACCCAGCACTGCTTGGCAAATGTACACCCCCGGCGTGACGGTCGGCAGTGGCGTAGATCTCAGTAAAGCGGTTGGCAGTGACCAGACGGTGCTAGGGTGAGCGTTCTTGCCCGAGATGTCGACGCGTACAACCGCGCCCTATCGGCCTACCAGAGGAAGGCCGCCGGGTACAACCGAGTTGCTGACGTTTACCGCCAAAGCATCACTCAAGACGCCTCTGGAAATCCTTATGTTTACCGAGGCGATTACGACCCCCTTGGTCCAAACGATGGCCAGTATTACACCTACAACCAGACGACTCAGAAGACGAATCCGGTTGACAAGCCAACAGGCTACGCCGGGATGACCGCGATTGAAGGGAGCCCCGGCTACTCTTTGGTCCGGCAGAACCCATCGGGCAAGCAGACCAAAACAATGGCCAACGTGTACAAGGCCGGGGGCGGATTTGACGAAGACGGAAACAAGAAGCCCGAGTATTTTTACACTCGAGACGGGGATAACCAAAGGGTCATAGACGCAAGCAAGGTCCGCGTGCTTGACCAGAAAGAAGGCGTTGATTATCCGGGCAGCGGCGGCGGGGATGGGCCGGATAGGACCCCCACTACCTACACCATCGAGTACGACGAAAACTCTTTTGCGGATAGGCCGCCCGACTGGAACGAAACCTTTGACAAGAAAGCGCCGACGGCGACAAAGGCTCAAATCAAACAGGCCTCCCGCCTTTCTTTGGCGCAACAGGAGGCTGGACTTGTTGGCGAAGCAATCCGTGGTAGGGGCCTTAAAACCGGAAGTCAAGGCCTGATTGGCAAACAGATGGAGGCCCCCGCGGCGGCGGCCGTCGCGGGTCTTACACCGGGAGAGCAGGCAGCAATTGAGGCCGCCAGAATTGCAGCGGCCGCCGACAGATAATAGTTGTTGCATATTACCCACAGTGTGTTATAGAATTTCTTTTACATGATTGACTACTCATCAAGTACGTGGCACTTGTTGCGAAAGTGGGCAGAAGCCCAGCTTGAGCAGGCCAGAACCAAGAATGACGCTGTCGCTCTTTCGAACCCAGAGACGGCGGCAATGAGAGGCGAGATACGGGTGTTGAAAAGATTTCTCGATTTGCCAAATGCGGCAACTCGGGGGGTGGTGGCTGAGCCAGAGTAAATTTGGTTTGGCCTTTTTTGAAAATCGTTCTTTGTTTGGAGAGCAATAGTGGAAGAAAATCAACTGTCTTCGGAAGAAGTTCAGAAGTTATGGGATCAAGAGGCGTCCAAACTCGTTGCCGGCGATGACACGCCCACGACAGAGCTTTTAGCCGATGCGCCGGAAACGCCGCAGGTAATTGAGCCCGAACTTGAAGATCCACTGGCTGGGCTATCACCAGCGGTTCGCGCAAAACTTGCGCAAATCGATGAGTTGGCAAAGTCAAATGCTCAACTGCAGCACCATGTCATGTCGGCCGAGGGCCGGATGGCAGCGATGCAACAAGAAGCTAATCAGGCACGTCAAGCAGCAATGCAAGAAGCGCCTACTCAAACAGCTATTGTTAGCGCCGCCAAGAACCCAGAGAAGTGGGAGCAGCTCAAGCAAGATTTTCCGGAGTGGGCAGGAGCGATGGAGGAATTCGTCGCATCAAAAATCGGCAACCAGCAACAAAGTTTGACACCTCAACAGGTGGCGGGCTACGTGCAACAGCAGGTCGCACAGACCCGAGCTGAGATGGGACGCCTGATGGAAGAGGCCCGGATAGAAGGTAAGTACGAAAACTGGCGCGATACGGTCAACACAACCGAGTTTGCCCAATGGTTTACCGTGCAGTCACCTGATACCCGAGCACTTGCCGACAGCTCAGCAGCTAGGGACGCAATCAGGATGCTTGATATGTTCAACTCATCCAGATCAGTCTTGGCTACGGATATCAAGCAAGAGCGCGGAGCACGTCTCGCTGCAGCCGCAACAACTCGAACTGGTCAGACACCACCGCCTAAAACACTTGGCGACATGTCACCAACGGAAATGTGGAATTACGAAGCCAAGAAGCGTGAGCGAGAGCTCAAGGAACGCGGCTATTAACTCAAT